GTTAACGGAGCTGGTTCTTCGGTCTCTGCTTCTGCTTCTGGTAACACCGCTTCTAAAGCAGTTATCGACGGTGAAGGTAACCCAGGTGTAGGTCAAACTGGTACTGATCCAACTACTCGTGCAGTAGGTAACACCTACTCTGTTGAAACTGGTATGTCTACAACATCTGCTGAAGCTCTGGGTGATGGCGCTTCTAACGCTTTCAACGAGATGGCCTTCTCAATCGAGAAAGTTGCTGTAACGGCTGTTTCACGTGCTCTGAAAGCTGAGTACACGATGGAACTCGCTCAGGACCTGAAAGCTATCCACGGCCTCGATGCTGAGACTGAGCTTTCTAACATCCTGTCAGCTGAGATCCTGGCTGAAATTAACCGTGAAGTTGTCCGAACGATTAACTACACAGCTTCAGCTGGTGCTCAGGAGAACGTAGCTTCAACTGGTACATTTAACCTCGACGTTGATTCAAACGGTCGTTGGTCTGTAGAGCGCTTCAAGGGTCTGATCTTCCAGATCGAGCGTGATGCAAACGCAATTGCCAAAGCAACTCGTCGCGGTAAGGGTAACATCATGATCTGCTCTTCTGACGTAGCTTCTGCTCTTCAGATGGCTGGTGTTCTTGATTACACCCCTGCTTTGTCTGTAGGTCTTAACGTAGACGACACTGGTAACACCTTTGCTGGTGTACTGAATGGCCGGATCCGAGTTTACATCGATCCATACTTCAGCTCATCTGCTGGTAACCAGTACTACACTCTCGGCTACAAGGGCTCTAGCGCCTTTGATGCTGGTATCTTCTACTGCCCATATGTACCTCTGCAGATGGTACGTGCGGTTGGCGAGGACACCTTCCAGCCTAAGATTGGCTTCAAGACTCGTTACGGCATGGTTGCTAACCCATTTGCAGAAGGCACAACTGCTGGCAATGGTACAATCAGCTTCAACAACAGGAACGTGTACTACCGTCTTGTTTCAGTAACGAACCTGATGTAATAAAAAGACCCGTAAGGGCGATTTTAGACGGGGGCTTCGGCCCCCGTTTTTTTTGTCTGGATAAATAATGTAGGAGGACAATATGGCTGCAACAGACAACCAACCTAGTAACAAAAGTTACCTATCGCCGTTAGGTTTCAGGTTTGTGCTTAATCGTACCCCCAATACCAGTTACTTTACACAAAATGTAAGGTTGCCTACTTTGACGTTAGGGCAGTTCGATATCGAAGACCCATTTGTTAAACTACCAACTCCTGGCACTAAATTATCATTTGAGCCTCTTGACATTACTTTCATGGTAGATGAAGATATGACTAACTATCTTGAACTACATGACTGGTTGCGTGGCCTTGGCTTTCCGGAGTCTTTTGATCAATACGGTAATCTTATAAGACAAAACAGCGCTTCCTTGCTTACTAATGACTCCGCAGTATTCAGTGATGGGACCTTAATGGTGTTATCAAGTCATCAAAATGCTAATGTTAAAATTGTTTTTGAAGATATGTTCCCAATTGCGTTGTCTGATCTGTCATTTGATAGTACACTAACCGATGTTGAATATCTTAAAGCCACTGTTACTTTTAGATATAGAGTTTATACTATTGAAAAGATTTAATTATGAAAATAGAGCAAGTGATCGAGATGTGGCAGCAAGACGCCAAGATAGATGATGTTGATCTGGATACAGAGTCATTAAACGTACCTGTATTGCATGGTAAATACCTAAAGCTATTCTATGAGCAGAAGCTCAAACTCAAAAAGTATAAGATTCAATATAAGTCGCTCAATAAAGTGTTGAGTGAATATTATCGTGGTGAATTGAATAATCCTGAAGACCTAAAACATATTGGACGCGATCCTTGGGAGAAGCATGTTCTCAAGGCAGACGTGTCTCAATACATTGAAGGCGATCAGGAGATGGTTGATCTTGTTACCCGTATGGTGTATCAAGAGCAAGTTGTTTCGTTATTGGAAGATATTATGAAAAGTATAAACAATAGAGGCTTCCATATTAATGCAGCGATCAACTGGAGGAAACTCACCCAGTTCGGCGTATAGAGAATTGTTAGTAATTGATAAAGTGAATGAGACCTTTTTGAAGGTCAACTGTAACCAGGGTATTGCGCAGGAGCTAAATGAGTTCTTTTCATTCTTTGCGCCTGGGTATAAGTTTATGCCAGCGTTCAAGCGTAGGCAGTGGGATGGCCGTATCCGTTTGTTTAATAATCGCAACAACGGATTGTACGTTGGACTGTTACCATATCTAAAGAGCTTCTGTGATGAGAGAGATTACGATTTAGAATTTAGCTCTGATCTAGAGCTGCAAGAAGAGTTCTCGTTCCAAGAAGCAGTAGAGTTTGCAGGTGAGATTAACTTACCGTTTGAACCACGTAAGTATCAACTAGAAGCATTTACACACTGTATCCGTAACAACAGATCAATGATCCTATCTCCAACTGGATCTGGTAAGTCGTTGATCATTTATCTACTATCAAGATTCTACAATGAGAAGACGTTGATAGTAGTACCAACAGTATCATTGGTTCGTCAGATGTATAGTGACTTCAAGGACTATGGATACAAAGAAGAATGTAAACTGATTAGTGCTGGTGTCGATAAAGAGATTATCGATGAAGACATTACCATTACTACTTGGCAGTCAATATACAAGATGCCAAAGAAATGGTTCGATCAGTTTAATGTAGTGATAGGTGACGAAGCTCATCTATTCAAAGCAAAGTCTCTCACTACCATCATGACGAGGTTAAGTGATTGTAAGTACCGGTTTGGATTTACTGGTACGTTAGATGGTACAGAGACACATAAGTTAGTATTGGAAGGTTTGTTTGGCACGGTTAAGTCTTTCGTAAAGACCAAGCAGCTGATTGAAGGTAACACACTAGCAGACCTCAAGATCAAGATACTTGTATTGAAGTACAGTGAGCTTACAAAGAAAGCTCACAAAGAAGATAAGTTCCATGAAGAGATGGACTTCATTACTCAGAATGATAAACGAAACAATTTTATATCAAATCTGACGCTATCGCTAGAAGGAAACACACTAGTCCTGTTTAGCTTTGTTGAAAAACACGGTAAGGTGCTGTATGATATGGTGAACAGTAAAGTTGCTAAAGGACGTCAAGTATTTTTTGTATTTGGAGGAACTGATGCCGATACCAGAGAGAGTATCCGTGCCATCACGGAGAAAGAATCAAACGCAATCATTATCGCTTCTTACGGAACATTCAGTACTGGGATTAACATACGCAATCTACATAACATCGTGTTTGCTAGCCCTAGCAAGTCTCGGATTCGCAATCTACAGTCTATTGGCCGTGGGTTGAGAAAGAGTGATAGTAAAACTGTTTGCACGCTGTACGATATTGCAGACGATCTTCAATACAAGAAGAGTGTAAATCATACACTAAGACATTTGTACGAACGTGTTAAGATTTACAACGAAGAACAGTTTGATTACAAGATGTACAAAATTAAACTAGAGAACTAACTTATGGCTAAAAAAAGAGCAAATTATATTAACAACCCTGACTTCCTTCAGGCGATGATTGAGTATCGTGAGAAGGTCGCCGCGGCCAAAGAATCTGGGAAAACTAAGCCTCAAGTACCTCCATATATTGGTGAGTGCTTTATGAAGATCGCTACAAGGTTGTCTCATAAACCAAACTTTATCAACTACTCGTTTCGTGATGAGATGATCTGTGATGGTATTGAGAACTGCATGCAGTACATCGATAACTTCAATCCAGAAAAGTCAAAGAACCCATTTGCTTACTTTACTCAGATCATTTACTTTGCCTTCCTTCGTCGTATTGATAAAGAAAAGAAGCAGCTGTATATTAAGTTCAAGATGTCTGAGAGACTAAACATTGATGAGGCTACAAGTGATCGTCAAGACCATGACTCCGATGTAGACTTCAACGATGGCATTAAGAATGATGTAGACAGCCAAGAGTACATCGACAACTTTATCAAGTCGTTTGAAGAAAGTCGTAAGAGTAAAAACAAGAAGGCGAAGAATGAAGAAAAAGTTTAAGCATGCTTACATTGATGTAGCTGAAAGATTTAGTCGGCTGAGTCACTCACAGAAGTTAAAGGTCGGCGCCATCATTGTAAAAGACAACCGTATCATTAGTATTGGTTACAACGGTATGCCATCTGGTTGGGACAATGTATGTGAAGAGCCAGTTATGGAAGATGACATATACGAACCCAAGTACTTCTACAAGTCTAAGAAGGAAGTTTTGCATGCAGAAAGTAATGCGATTGCAAAGGTTGCCAAAAGCAATGAAAGCTGCGATAATGCTACGTTATTCTGTACACATGAACCTTGTTTGGAGTGTGCAAAGCTAATCCTGCAAAGCGGTATCTCTGCAGTATACTACAGGAACGCATACGACTCTCTTAACTACGGGAGTGGTATTGAGTTCCTCAAGCAGTCAGACATATATGTTGAGTTAGTAGATGAAGAAGGATTATCTTAGTCACGCATTGGATTTGATTGCCCGTGGATATCCTGTACCTACAGATGATCCTGATCTACTAGCAAAAATGCTAGAAGACAAAGACCGAAATGTTATAAATAAACAAAACACTTCGGTAAATAAAGATGAACCTAAAAGAAGCGAGAGCAAGTAATTCTAAACACTACAATGGACGTCCTTGTAAGAACTGTCAGAGCACATTGAAATTTACTGTCAATCAATCGTGCGTCGCGTGCACCACTCAAAGGACCAAAGATCGAGACCCTGAAGTATACAAACGATACATCAAGTCCGAAAAAGGACAGAAGTGGTTGAAGGAGTTTCGTCGTAGTGAAACGTGGCATAATGTACAAAACCGATGGAGACGAGATAGTGGCTTTGGTAATGAACAACAAGCCCGCCGCCGTAAACAAATCGTTGACTCGTATGATAAACTTGCGGATAATGACAAGTTGCGTATCAAAGAGATATATGCAGAGGCCGCAAGGCTCTCTTGTGAAACTGGCATAATGCATCACGTAGACCACACCATACCTTTATTTGAAGGTGGCCAACATCATCCGTCTAATCTGCAGATACTTACTGATGAAGAACATTGGAGGAAGTGTGCAGAGGAGAATAAAAGGAGACAATCTTGAAGCTAGCTTTGATTACCGATACTCACATAGGAGCTCGCAACGACTCCCAGGCATTCGCCAAACACTTTTATCAGTTTTACAGCAAAGTGTTCTTTCCGTACCTGGATGAACATAACATTAAGACAGTAGTTCATTTAGGTGATATAGTAGACAGACGTAAGTATATCAACTACACGTCTGCGAAGCTTCTACGCGAAGCACTAATCAAACCGTTACATAAACGTAACATCGAAGCTCACTTCCTCATTGGTAATCACGATACCTACTTCAAGAACACTAATGAGATTAACTCTCTCAACGAGCTGTACTCTAACAACAGCTATCCCAACATCCACATCTATGCAAACGAACCTGAGACAGTAGACTTTGATGGATGTGAGATTCTTCTTACTCCTTGGATCTGTAGTGGTAACTATGAAAGGTCTATGGAGGTCATTAGTAACACGTCAGCACAGATACTGTTTGGACATCTAGAGCTCAAAGGGTTCGAGATGTACAAGGGAGCGATCAATAACCATGGATTTGACAGCACTGTTTTTAGTAATTTTGATATCGTGTGTAGTGGCCATTTTCACCACAAGTCTACTGTGGGTAATATTAACTACCTTGGAGCCCCTTATCAAATTACTTGGTCTG